CCGCCACCACCACCACCGCCACCACCACCACCGCCACCACCACCACCACCACCACCACCACCACCACTGCCACCTATATCAACAGCGGTATCAATAGCGGTAGCGGCAGCGGAAGCGGCAGATGCGGAAGCGGCTGCAGCAGAGATTGAGGCGGATGATGCGGATCTGGCGCTGCGGGTAGCGGAGAAGGAGGAGGAGGCAGCAAAAGCAGCAGGAGATGTATCTGCTCGGAAGAGTAATACAAATAAATTTGTTATTTTAGGATTAAAAGCTAACGCATTAAACGCCCGCATTCACTATTTTAAATTGAAAATAGAAGCGGGTAATTTGTGGATAATCGCATATAATTTGGGGGCAGATCCACCAAACACAAAAACTAAAATTATAGAATTTGAGCGTGATAATGAAAAATCTAGGCAAATGATTTTAAAGTTACAACATGAATTAAACTTAATAAATGATGAAATTAAATTGTTAAGAAGAGGAATAGATAATGGCACATACTTTAACGAAGAAATAATAAATTATACATTACAATTAGAAAAAGCAACAAAAATAATTACAAATGAAAGTAGTGCTATATATACTGCGTATAATACTGGTCTAATAAAAGCAGCATTCGAGGATGCTCATTTTAAAACTCTGTTTCAAAATGGCGCAGCACAATTTAAAACATTTAAAGATGAAATAGACAAAGCTTACACTGAAATAATTGCACAACAATCAGTTTTAGATGATAAAGTTAGCACGGGTAAAAACAATGAAAGTGTAAAATATAATTCAGAGGACATGAAAACACATGTAGACAGTATAGTTGACACTCTACATTTAAGTTCAACAGACAGCACACTCAAAAAAAATGTTAATAAAAATAGATTGGATCGGCTAATAGATAGATGTAGTGAACCAGATGATAAAATTGAACGTAGTGAATATATAAAAATACACGCCGAAATATTAACTAGAGAAAATATAGAATACCTTAAATCTATACATGTCAAATTTATAGAAAGTATAAATTTAAAACTAGATGATTCAGATACAAATAATTTTGAAACAATTATACGAATGCTGAGTGATGATACACTATTTGGAATTTTGCCCAAAGCACTTGACAAAACCAAAATTGATAACATTAAAACAAATCCAAATCTACTATATTGGAAAGTTACTAATTTTAAAACTAAAATTGTAAAATATCTAGAAATATTAACAACATACAAAAGCTTTAAATACAATCATATAAATCATCAAAATAAGACAGAATATAAAAAATATAGAGAGAAACTGACTTTAGATATTTTGAATTACATTATATTATTATATACTAACAATGAAAATTCTTTTGATTTTGTTACACTATCTAAAGATGAAGTTTCTTTCTTTCGTGAATTCGTGGAATCAGTTAGACTAATAAACTCTGACTTACAAATACGACAAACGGATATTGATAGATTAGAAGAGAAATTTTCAGAATATAAAACATATATTAAATCTTCTTCGGAGGTCAGTTTTGCTTCATATCAATTATTATATAAGATTGCAAAAGATGATAATACGATGATTGCCACAGATGAGACGGTTATAAAACCACTGAACAAGTTAAACCTTATTGGTAGTTATGACTTTCATTGGCCTAGTAATAAATTAATTATAATGATACACGTTATATGGGAATCACTGGAAAATAGGGGAGGCAAATTTGCAGGCTTATTTACAGGCTTATTTGGAGAGTATATCAAGATTGGGGGCAAGCGCTCTAAAACATTAAAAAAGAAAAATGTGTAATATTAAACATCTATAAAATGATTATAATTAGCAAAAGAATTAGTTATTGTCAGGTTTTCTTCATGAGAGAAATTAAAAAAAGTGCTTATTAATTTCTCTCGCTCATCAATATTTAAATCTAATAAATTTGGAAACTCTTTTAATTTATTAATATTTGGTATAAATTGAAATGCATAGCGTTCTAAATAACGCATTCTGTAATTAGTTGTTGAAAATATAAATAATGCAGTTTTAGTTGAGAGAAATGCTTGAATTTGTTGTAACTCATTAAGACTATAATCTTTAATGGTTAAAATATAGTTATCACGCGACGATATACCATAAATTCCTGAATTATCTAAATATGGAAAACCATACATTTTATTTGCCATTATTAATTTTGGCACATTTGAGAATGCCTGACTATAATTTGAATAATTTTTTATTAGTAATGGTGTTTTTTTATAGAGTTTGGTGGTTTTAATATTTATAAATTTATTGATTTCTGATAATTCATTAGAAAATAATGAATTTTTAGGAGGGCTATTTGATTTGTACACTTTTAAAGCTCCTACTTTATCCACATAATACAATAATTTATTTATAATATTTATTCCGCATGTTGGAATAGGGTAATGTGGTCTTATGAAATAATCTACATAATTTTTACAACAACTATCATAGACCGTTATATTATTTTGTGTATTATTTTGTGTATTATTTAATATTCCATAAAAATAACAAGTTGGAGTTTGGGCTTGATATGAAAATTCTTTTTGTGTTTGCGTTGTTGATAAGCATACTAATGTTTTAATAGTAAAATTGTTTTTTGTGAGTGTATTGTACAATCCCGCTTTATCTGGTTTCATCCACAATGTTGGTATTATTAATGCCAATAATCCATGTTGTTTTAGTAGTGTTAAGCTCTTATTTACAAAATCTACATAACTTTGCTTTCCTTCATTCGTTTTTTTCATGTTATTATTTGTTGGTGTTTTAATCTTTCCGTCTATGTTGTATGGCGGATTTCCAATAATTATATCATAAACTCCGTTATTATTTATAGGTTCAATTGTCAAAAAATCACATGCTATTATATTTGCTTTATATGATAATAGTTCGTACAGTTTTTCAATATGTGGTGGATATATTTCACACATAGTAATCATATTTTCAAGTATGTGTGCTTTGCGAGTTTCTATATTTGGTATTATTTCGCTCAAATCATTTAATAAACGATTATATAAATTTAAAGCAAATGCACCATTTCCAGCTCCGCTATCTAACCATTTTATATTTGGATTTTTATAATAATGTTTTGGTATTAAGTCTAATATTTTATCAACAAGAGGTTTTGGCGTATAAACAATACCGTATTTATTTCTAATTTCACTACTAATATTCATTATTAGTATATAATATTGAATATTACTAATAAATACACAAAAAAAATTATGAATAATCTTTAATTTTGTGTCATTAACCTTATAATAAACTCCTCATTCTTTAAGATAGAGTTTAAAATTGGTTTATAATGCTCTCGCAATTGAATGTTTGATTTTCCATTTTTTAAATGATTTAATGCAATCCATTGTATTTGCTTTTTTTCAAATAATCCATTTTCTTCATTTTCAATAGCACTTTTTAAATTGATTTCGGCAAATCTATTTACATTTGAAAAATAAGTTGGTAATTTTTTATCATAACTTATTTTAAAAATATAGCTTGTATATCTATCAAAACTAATTGAACTAATTAGGTTATCTGTTACTTGCTCTTCTAATTCACTTTCATCGCCCAAAAAGCCATTTAGTTCTTCGCACCCTTCTCTAATTGCTGTTTTAAATGGTTTTTCACCTTTAATTGTACTTCCTCCAAAATCAGACCATTTATTATTCTTTCTCTCTTGCCCTAATAGCAAAAATATGGCTCCTTTATAAAGTGCTATTGGCAATATTCCTGCGCCCATCTTATTATAAGTTAATGCAATTTAAAAAACTATCAATTTTTTTGTATTTAAATTTGTATTTTTGTATTTTTGTATTTTTGCGAAAAAAAAATGTTCTTTTTGGGTTTTTGGGTTCATGGTTTACGGTTTACACGGTACACACTTAAACTTAAATAGTAACAATGGTTTTCGGCTGAACTCCAAGAACATGTTGCTTTTTGTTTCCAACTGTGTTTGCACTCACATAGTTAGAGCAATAATGCATCAATGAAGCTCTGTATCCTATTTTGACCTCCCTCTTAGTAAGGTTCTTGTAGTCCGGGTTATACACACGCTGTGTATTATTCGTATTAACCATCACTGGCCAAAACTTCCCCGTTTCACAATAATTAAACCGAGCCTTAATAGAGGGATCCAAAATATCTTCCTTCAATCTGGTTGCTTCTGGGGTAGTAAACCACTCCTCGAAATGCACGAACGCTTCCATACGATTCTTAACCAGGTTTTGAACAAAATCTACATGAGATACCCTGCCGATCTTGTGCTTGGTAAACATCGTCTTGACATATTCCTCGCTTGTGTTATAGCTAATCAAGGGAATGTAAAGAGATGTCATCATCATTTCGCTTTTTGTTCTCGAACTATACATTATAAATAAATAAATATGTTCAATTTTTTTTAACTATAACAACATTTTCTTTTTATTTCTTTTTTATTTCTTTTTTACTTCTTTTTTATTTCTTTTTTACTTCTTTTTACTTCTTTTTACTTCTTTTTAAAAAACAAAAAATTGATATACTATTATTATTAGAATATTAGATTATACATTAATAATGGATATTAATAATAAGAGAAAACATATTATTAATAATTGTAATAATTGTAATAATTGTAATAATTGTAATAATTGTAATAATTTGAATAATTTGAATAATTTGAATAATTGTAATAATTGTAATAATTTGAATAATTTGAATAATTGTAATAATTGTAATAATTTGAATAATTTGAATAATTGTAATAATTGTAATAATTGTAATAATTGTAATAATTGTGAAAGAAGTATTACAAAACCATATAAATTATATGAGAAATATTATAATATTATTAACTGTGATAAAATAGAGTTAGTAGATAATCATATTTATTTTGATAGTTTAATCAATAATGAAAGTATTAAGTGTTTAATAATGTTTATTAATATTATTATTAAAAATAAATACTTATTTTCATTTAACGATTTCAAAATTTATATTCATATTAACAGTAAGGGTGGACTATTTTATGAATTAATGACTTTCATAAATTATAGAAATGAATGCATTTATGAAATAGTTTCTATTATTAGTAAAGAATGTTATGATAGTGGATTTATATTAGCTTCATTATGTAGTTATAGAATTATTAATAAGAATGCCAAAGTCTATTTAAGTAAAATACACTGTGATGTACAAAATAATCTTTATTGGAATTATTTTAAGCAATGTTCAAATGAGCATTGTGAAGACTTTAAAAATTTATTATATGATGTATTGTGTATTAAAGTTGAGTCAAACTTAACTCCTGAAAAATTAAGTTATTATTTGAGTGTTGATGAACCAACCGTTTTGTGTTGGAATTCAAAAAAATATAAGAAGCTTGGTTTTGCTGATGAAATTTTATAAACTGTTTTAATTATAAAAACATTCAAAAGTTGCTACAAAACTCCAATCTGCATTGTTTAAACTAAATGGTCTTCCGTATTCGTCAAGTAATTGAATTNTTAATTTATTAATATCGGTGGGACCAAAATATTCTCGTATATGTTTTTGTGTAAATANAAAATCACCTGCACTAGCNGCTTGTTTAAATGCTGTTTTTTCTTCTAATATTGACAATATGTTTATACGTGCTATTATGTTTGGTGCTATTAATGANTGTGCTGCTACTGAAAAATAATTTCGTGAACTTGATTGAAAATCATCAATCGCTATATAAATATAACGCGGATAATTAATGTTACATATTCGTTGTGAATAATTGGCACTTGAATCTACTATTATTGACGCATTTGTAAATCCTAATTGCCATCCTAATTTTTGATGTAAATAATTTTCATAGCAATTATATTTTATATTATAATTATTAGAATTATTAGAATTATCAATATCAAAATCTATTTTATATGATCTACTAGACTTTAGTTGAAAAAAACTTTGTCCTGTTCTACTATCTAACTTAAATGTTAGATTGCTGCTTATATCAGAATTAGGACACTCTTTTAATGCAGCATTAATTTCATCTTCAATATTGTATGCTATAATTTTTGGGTAAAACTGGTCGGTATTAATTCGTGCTTCATATAGTCCACTTGTTAATACTATAGGATATAATGTTCCTATAAGATTATTTCCTGATAGTTCTTGAATTGTAAAAACATTATTATTATTAAATTTTGAAATATTATAATAAGTAAGTGGTATTTCTAATGAACTTATTGACATTGTTATTGCCCTATTAATTGTTTCGGGTAAATTAATAATATAATTATGACTAGTATTATCTGGTAAATCATAATTCGATCTAAATAAACTATCAATTGTATATGTTCTTTTTATAATAGACTTATCTATTACTTTATTATTTTCTAATAATGTTTTATAATTATTATTTTTGGTTTGTATTAGAAAATGATTTCCATCATATTGATTTACCAAATTAAATTTTTTTTCATCAATCTTTTCTAAATTGTTTATTAGTTTATTACTAATATTGTCAAGAAAAATGTATAGTTCTGTTTTTTGTGTATCATCCATAGCACTGTCTTTTATGCTTTGTGTTAATGCTTCTTTTTGTTTAATAATATTTTCATTAATATAATTAGTTGGTAACTTTAATAATTTTTCAAGTTCTACTATTGTGTAATTATTTATATCTAAATTTATCTCTGTATGCATATTAATATATACTATTAATATACTATTAATATACTAATAATTTATTATTAATTAGTATTTTACTAATAAGTATTTTACTAATAAGTAATAATATTCAAATTGGCAAAACTTACTATTTTAATGTTTTCTGGATTTAATGTTTTCTGGATTTAATGTTTTCTTACTTTTCTGCGTTTTTTGGTTTTTTTGGCTTTTTTGGCTTTTTTGGCTTTTTTGGCTTTTTTGGCTTTTCTAGATTTACCGTTACCTGTGTTATTTAAAAAATTAGTTATAGATTGTGATGTTATAAACGAAATATAACAAATAATAGCAAAGTATAAGATATCATGTAAAATTATTTCTGGTGGCCTTGCCATCCAGTCTCTCGGCAGTTGCCGTATTTGTTGTCCCGTAGGTATTGCATTAAACAACTCTCGTGCTGTGAATTGCATATTCATAAGATTATTATAATTATTCATATATTGACCTATTGTAAATGGGACATTTACAATATTTTGATCTGCAATATATATAATATGTGTTATATTATCATTACAAACTGGACAATTTGCAACTTGACCCATTAATTCTTTTCTGTATGTCCATGCAGTCATGCATGCTCTATGAACCATATGGCTACATGGTTGTAATTGTAATACTTCTAAATTTTCTATATTTTCTAAACACACAGTGCAGTCTGTTATTGGTTCATTAAAAGTAGTAGGAGTGTTTTCAATCTTATGTTTTCTTCTTCTTCGTGATTCTTCTGTTTCACCAAAAAATCTATAAACTCTTTCCATTTTATATAATTAAATATACTTATTATTTTCATTTTTTGGATTTAATGTTTTCTTACTTTTCTGCGTTTTCTGGTTTTTTTGGCTTTTCTAGATTTACCGCCCATAGTAAAAAAAGTATATGCTCGAGGCGTTAATTGGGTTCCTGTATATAATTGATGTCCTACTATTGTTCCTAAAATACCTGTAACTGGATAAGATGGTAAAATAACAAGCGAGCTTAATCCAATTGTACAGCTGCTTGCCATTAAAAATAAATTGCGTAATAATAATGCATCTGCGGGACGAATGCCAAAGCGGTCAACCCATTCTTGGGAATGGAATGGTGGTCTTGTTATGCCAAATGGAGGAGGGTTGGGGACTATTAATCCATCTATTCGATCTACTAATGCACGAATAGGTGCTCGCAATACCATTAATATTCTAGTTAATATGCTTATTTCCTCTCTTATTCTTTCTGCATCAGCTGCTTGTTGTCTTTCGGTGACTTCTCGTAGTCTTAAATTTACCATTTCTTCATTGTGTCGAGCTGTACGAGCTGTGGCTGCACGAGTAGGGTGTTCTTGTTGTCTCAAAATTGCGTCATTTTGTTGTTGTCTTAAATTTGCCATTCGTTCTTCAATTTTTCGTGCCACTTCTTCTCTAAATCTAGGATCATCTGCAAGCAACATTATTTGTTCTCCGCAATTGTTATTGTCAAGATGTTTAAGAGATAGTATGGGTGTTCTACAAACTGGACATCTTAAAATTCCGCCTCGACCATTTGCTCTGTACATTTCCATTGCAGCTATACAACCAGTATGAAATATATGATTGCAGTTGGTTTGGGAACTTGGTGAATTTTTTATATCATCTAAACAAATTGCACATGTTGCTGTTTCATTTTCTTCAATACTTCTTTTCCTGTTTAAACGAGTAACTGGTGGCATATATATATATATATATATATATATATANTTAACATTTTCTAGAGTTTTTATGTTTTTTGGCTTTTTTGGTCTTATTATATTTTTTAGATTTCTTTTTTTTACCGCCTTCTATGCGTACATGCATAGTAGGCATAGTGTGCATTCTAAGGCTATGCAAAGTGTTTCTAGCACGATCATAAGTGTTTCTAGCACGATCATAAGTGTTTCTAGCACGATCACTTAACCTTTTTTTAATAGTTTTACTTCTTCTACTTACACTTTCTTTAACACGGTGTACTCCCGATTTAAATCTTCCTAAAAGTGTTTTAGCACCATCAAGAATCTGTTTTATAGTAGTTTTAACTCTCTCTGTTTCAACTAACCGATCATGTGTTATAATTGTCATTTGTTCATTATACACCCTGTCTATATCTGACATTGCTATTCCTTTACTTTGAATAAAGCTTTCATAAAAAGTAGTATAACATTCTATTGCATTATTATAATCGTTTAGTGCTATATTATTATTTCTAACGGCAGCTTCATATTGCATTTCAATAAATTCGAGTGGGTCTGTTGGTTGTGGAATTTGAATGTTTGGTAACATATGCGGGTACGGACACCGTGGTCCTAAATTGTCCTTGTAAAATGAATAATAATTATTAGGCTCATAATAGCGATAATGACGATAATGATCACCTGAGGTTCCATACACGTGTAGTTGTTGATGGTTAATCTGATATAGTCTTGATGGACTATTACCATTAGCACCAAATATGTTTTTATATATTAGCATGTTATCTAGTTTTTTTGGTGCTTCAGGTAGTATTGGTTTAGGAGCATTGGGATTAAGGGGCCATATATTAACACTTTTAAAGTTATTGTATGTTAATTTTTTTAAACTAAAAACAGTTTTACAAAATGGACATTCTATTTTATCTGCTATTATATTTAATTGTGCTGTGGTGGGAGGTTCTATATCTTCTTCTATTGCTTCTTGTATTGCTTGTTGTTTTAAAGCAATTTGTTTTTCGTTTATATATTTTTTTAAACACGGATTTGTGTGAAATTTATGATAACATTTTAATAGAATTGTAACATTATCAAACGATGGTTCATATTCATCATAACATATAGAACATTCTGGAGAATCTGTAGACTCAGACCAAGAGTTTGTTAGTCTTAACATATTATATAATATATAATATTTTAGTGTTTTTGGATTATTTGGATTATTTAGATTTGATATATTTTTTGTATTTTCTGGATTTTTTGGATTTTCTGGATTTTCTGGATTTTTTGGATTTTCCTCCCATTATTGTACAATTACGACCTATGCATCCCGGATTATTCTTTTTGAATTCTTCGTATTCACGTACTTTGGATTCATAATCTACAGGGTCACTTTCTTTTAATGCGTTGAACTTAACATACTCTGCTTTTACAAGTTTAGGTTCACGATATGCATGTTTCATTTTTGAACTAGACTCGTTTATATATTTATGTTGTAAAAATTTTGTAAAAATTTTTAACTCATCATCTAGATCTTTTGGATCCATAGCCTCGACTGTTTTTGACCGTAATGGCTCTCTAAGCTCATCTTGACTACTATAACTATTGCTAACTGGTCCTAATCCTTTTGAACTCTTGCGATGTTTATGGATTTTACTGCTAGAATGGGAAAATCCTGGAAATTTAGGCATTTATATATATATATATTGAATATTTTAAAAAAATTTATATTTGCTAAATATATTAGTTTTTATAATATTAATATATTTTCTTTTAAAGCGTTTTTTGTTCGTAATATATAATTTTTTAAACACTCTGAGTGAAATTTATGCAAACAGTTTCCTATTACTATAGTATCATTTAATAGGGGATCAAACGTATCTAAGCATATAATGCATTCATTAGAAGGGTCCCATTCAAATGGCATTATATATATATATAATATTTTTTTTGGATTTATTAATGTGTTCTCAATCTTTTAGGTTTTCTGGTTCTTTTAGGTTTTCTGGTTCTTTTAGGTTTTCTGGTTCTTTTAGATTTTATAGTTTTTCCTCCTCTGGTCCGAGCATTAAGAGTGTCATCAAAATAAGTTAATCTCGAAGTTAAAGGTATAGACGAAGGCTCTGCCTGCAATCGTCGTTCTCGTAGTCTTTCATAGTATAGTAGATTTTTAAATAGATATATGTGATATAGTGGATTTGGTGCGTTGCCCATTATTTCTTCTGCTTCGTCTAATGATGCGTTAGGAATATAATCACGTATTTGAGCGCGCCAAAAATGTGGAGTCGTTGCAGTGCGTTGTATAGGTAATGGCTTGCCGTTAGTTAATGCAATCTCATCTAGTAGTGCATTATCTATTGCCAGGTCTAATTCTAATTGTAGATACTCTATTAATTCGGTGGGCTCTGTATCTCGGATGTCATATTGTGGTGAGTAAGTAAAGTATCTTGTGATGTAGAAACTGTCGTAATGTATATCCTTATTGCGAAACCGTTTTCTTTCCCTCCTATCTATTTCTGGTGCGGTTGGAAATGGTCTTCTTGTTGGCATTTTGGATCGGTTACTTTTTACTACTAGCATTTTAATAGTCTTTTTGCTTATTTGAGATACTAAATTTTTCTTCTAATGCGTTTATATTTAATACAAAAATATAATAAACTCTAAATTCTATAAAATTGACTAAATATTAACACTATTAATAAATAGTCATAAATGAATACTAATATTGAGGATTATTTGAATAATAGAAATAGTATTGGAATTAGTGATCATAATAATGTTGATATTTCAACATTAGATATTAATAAATGTAAAATTATTTTTACAAACTTATTAACATGGTTAGCCTCTAATCCTAACTATTTAAAAATGGCAAATAGTGCTACATTGTATAAGCAATTTGAGCTATTATTTAATAAAGAAATTCGACTATCTAGAATTCCAAATATTAAAAAATCTATATTACTAAATGTGTTAAATAATTTGTTAGAACCTTCGGATTTTGATGACTCGTTGTCAACTCATTTTGAACTATTAAAACTACTTTTGCGGAAAAAACCGATGCGTAACATTTCGGGCATTACTAGTATTACACTTTTAACTGCCCCCTTTCCTGATGGTCAAAAATTTAGTTGTAAGCATAATTGCTATTATTGTCCCAACGAACCTGCACACGAAGGCAACAATTGGCAAGCGCAGCCGCGAAGTTATTTATATCATGAACCCGCTGTATTGCGAGCAAATCAGCAAAAGTTTGAAGCAATTGGACAAATGTTAAGTCGGCTTGATACATACTTTAGCAATGGTCATGTTATTGATAAATTAGAAATCATTATTGAAGGTGGAACATATACTGAGTATCCGGTTGCTTATTTAGAACGCTTTCATCGTGATATATTTTATAGTGCAAATATTTATTTTGATTTACGTAAAGCTTATGCGAATTATGACAATTGTTTAAATAATAAGTTGGATTTAGAAGATTTAAAAAATATTCGTAGTCCTTTAAGTATTGAAGAAGAGATCAAAATAAATAAAACTGCTAAAGTTCACATTATTGGTATTTGTATTGAAACACGACCTGACGCTTTAGATGATGATTGGTTGTTGCGTTTTAGGCTTTGGGGAGTTACACGCATTCAATTAGGAGCACAACATGTAGATAATGACATATTAAAGAAAATTAATCGTGGACATAGCATAGAGCAATTAATGTGGGCTATGCGCTATTTGAAAGACAATTGCTTTAAAATAGATATTCATATTATGCCAGATTTGCCTGGTTCCAGTCCTGCTATTGATAAGGCTATGTTTGATTATGTGTATAGTGTTGTTTGTCCTGATCAAATGAAAATATATCCATGTCAAGTTGTACCTTGGACAATCATTCAAAAATGGCATAATGAGGGAAACTATATTCCTTATTTTGATAATGATCCTAATATGCTTATTGATGTTATTCGTTATGCTATGACAACGTGTCCTTGTTGGATTAGATTACCTCGCGTTATTCGCGATATTCCCTGTTCTGTTTATGTTGAAGGTGGAAACAATATTAGTAATATGCGACAGCTAATTGATAATATGTTACACGGTGAAGATGTATATTCTAATGACATACGCGCTCGCGAAATTGGGCGGCATTGTGCTTATTATGATAAGCCCGCATCCTATAATGTTTATCATGTTATGGGCAATAGTGGAAATGACTATTTTATTGCATATGAAAGTAATGATGGTCGTGCATTATTTGGCTTTATTAGGTTGCGTATTGTTGACCATGAAAATAATTTGACTATTTTTACTATTCTTAAAAAACGTGGAATTGTTCGCGAGTTACATGTATATGGTGATACTGTTGCGGTTAATACTTATGGTAAGCATGGCTGTCAACATAATGGAATAGGAAAAGGGCTCTTGAGTTATGCTGAGCGTCTAACCATGGAAAATGGACTTTTTGGGATTGCTGTAATTAGTGGGGAAGGGGTTAAAACTTATTATGAAAAAAAAGGATATAAAGAAGTTGACACCTTCATGGTTAAAGATTTTGGACTGTTTAGTGTTGGCTTTTATTACTATAAGAGCAAATTTTTAGATTATTATAGCAAATTTTTAGATTATTATAGCTATATTGTGTGTTTGGTATGTTTGTTAGTGTTTTATTATGGAAGTGCTTATTACTTCTGTTTTGTTATTTAATATTTGGTAGTAGTAATAAAAAAATTTATATTTTTTTTATAGTAATTATGTATTGCTATCTTGGGTTAGCAAAGCATAATATTGAGCAAAGCATACTCTTAGCAAAGCATACTCTTAGCAAAGCGTATTCTTAGCAAAGCATACTCTTAGCAAAGCGTATTCTTAGCAAAGCGTATTCTTAGCAAAGCGTATTCTTAGCAAAGCGTATTCTTAGCAAAGCATAATATTGAGCCTAACCTTGTCTAGTTAGTTAAAGGACTTGGTGGTGGTGCGCTAGGATATTTGTCTTGGTCTACGTCTTCATCTAATAACATTATAGCCATGGCACTATAATTATGTAGATCGATTAGTGTATCTCTAATGGTTTCATTATTTACAAGAGTTAATGAGTTATTTGTGATTGATTGTAAGCGTAAAATTTTATCCCCCATGCGAACCAATACTCCGATTGCTCCATAAGTCGCAAATGCATCTCCATAATCCTTATTCTTTTGCTTAAATAATTCTAAACCTTCATGTTGAACTTTAATCATTTGTTCTACTCGTTTATCTGTATTATTTGTCATGTTATTTGTAATAGTATATATAGTTTTATATAAAATAATATATACTAATCAATTTTTTATTATTTAGTTTTTTTATTTAGTTTTTTTATTTAGTTTTTTTATTTAGTTTTTTTTATTTAGTTTTTTTTATTTAGTTTTTTTTATTTAGTTTTTTTATTTAGTTTTTTTTATTTAGTTTTTTTATTTACCGCCACACGATTTACACGATTTATTTCCTTGTACTATTAAAGGCGAACAGTTTCTATTTTGTGTTGCACCCAATCTCATAAAATAACTAGTTTGTCCTTCTTGTTGTTGCATTATATATTTATTTTGAATATTTGTTAATTGATTTTGACTATATAAGTTCATTTTCAAAACTGGCATGTATTATTTATATTTATAACTATAATATTTATTATTTTTTTATTATTTTTTATTATTTTTTATTATTTTTAAATTATTTTTTATTATTTTTTATTATTTTTTATTATTTTTTATTATTTTTTTAAATATTATGTATTTTGACAATTTGCAATACAAATACTATGTGTGCTTATTGAATAGTATTTTGTTTTATTTCCTTTTACTGCCACTTGTGCACTAACCGGTTCTGTTCTTAATATTATTCCTTTTTTCTTTGCTAAATATCGTGCATATGAATTATGTTTAATGTCTATTCCTGAATTTACTTTTTGAGAACTATTGGAACTATTATTTGTTGGTCCGTGTTTTTGCGCTCGATCACTTGCATTGTGCCATGGTTTATTATAATTATTATTAATTATGTCTGTTGTTGTTGTTAATGAGCTTAGTACTTGTGTGAAATTGGAACCCGAAGTATGTAACACATTTTGAATGGCTTTTTGTGTTTGAATAGCATTATGAGAAGTTTTACCCTCAATAGGACATGCTATTGGTTTTTTATATTTAAAAGCGCTATTATTATTACTTGAAAATTGAGTAATGCTAGTTGAACACTGTGATAATGGATGTATTAAAAATGATGCTTTGGAATCAAAGTATATTTTACTTGTTATATCTACATCACTTATATCACATAAAATCACATGAGATGTAATATTAAAAGAATTTTTGCTTAAACTGTTGGGGTTTTTATTATATTTAGTATCCGGAATTGGCATATACTATTAATTTATATTATATGTTATAAAAATTGAAACATTATTCATTTTTGTAAGTCTTTACAAGAATGAATAATAAATCACATTATTGTTGTAATTATTGTAATAAGCACTATGTTATGAAAAGTGCTTATAATAATCATTTACTAAAGTGTAAGTTTGCCAATTTTAGTTCTAAATTTGAAAAGGGTTTTGAAAAGAATTTTGATAGTGAAACTATTAGTATTGATAGTCTTAAACAAAATATGACTATTAATAATTTGTTTGCACTTGTACTAATGTTATATAACAAATATGAAAAAATGGAATCTGACTATAATGAGCTTAAAAAATATATAGCAATTGTTAAAAATAAAATTAATATTGTTGATTATTTGAATATGCATTATAGCTCTTGTACTAGTATAACAGAGTTTCTTGATTCTATAATATTTAACCAAGAAACTTTGAATAAAATATTTAAATATGACTATGTTGATGGAATATTTAATATATTAATAGACACTATTGAGGGTTTAAATAGTGCGCAAATGTTAATTCCCATTAAATGCTTTACTACTAAAGAAAACGTGCTATATATTTTTGATGGTTGTGTGTGGGCAATAATGGATGATGCTAATTTGCGAAAGTTTATAAAGTATTTTGATAAGAAAATATTGACCCAGTTTGTATTATGGAAAACCGATGCAGAAAAGTTGTTTGACACCGACACTTTTGGAGAGATCTATATACAAAATATGAAGAAAGTTATTGGTGGTAACTTTGAAAAGAAAAACCCTGTTTCTATGATTAAAAGTCGGCTATATAAACATCTAAAAGTTGATTTAAAGAATATTGTCCATTATGACTTTGTCTAGCTTACAATCTCTCTTTAAGTTGAAAAAATTGATTTGTTTATTTTTTTTTTTGTTTTTAGTATTAAGATTGTTAAAGAAGATTGTTTAAATGATGTATGGATTTTTGTTAGAAGTGCTACCACTGCCTAATGAGATTGTGGAACTTATATATGGGTTTATGAAAGTGAATGCAGCAAATACAATTGGTACCTACTTTAAAACAGCTAAGCGGTCTTATGATGTGTTTGTATATTTGGCAAATTATAGAGTTCATTATATTTCTTTGTTTTCAATATATTCAATAAGGAGCAATAATAATTTGGTTGTGCATGCTAATCTTAAAGATGAAGTTATTATTACATTATTTAATAATTTAGCACTTATGTATCGTTCACATTATTCAAGAGCCAATTATTCAAGAAATGCTTGGCGGTGTGTGTTAAACAATATTTCACAGATTTTAATGTATTACTATAATAGATTGGCATTTAGTTATAGTTTAAAAAA